TGATGACTCCTTCGAGGAGGTGCTCGGCGAGGCCGGCGGCACTCGCATTCACCCCGCGGGAAGAAACCGCGGGGATGAACGAGTTGAGGGGCCGATACTCAATGTTGCTGTGCACCCGCACGAGGACCTGGGCGGTGGGGGCCATCCCGGAGATGAAATAGGCAATCTTCGGAGAGGCCGCGTAGCGGCCGAACCGGTTGTTGTCATTCTGCCCCGGGGCGAGGGGGAGGAGATCCCTCATTTGGAGCAAACCGCCCTCAAAGGACAATGTGGTGAATACACCGGGGGTGTTGGTCACCACATTCGATTGGGCCATGTTCTTCCCCAGCGGGATGGCCATGCGGATTGTCGCCCCGTCAGTTGCCTTAACGGGGACGACGACCGCTTGCCGAAGCCGGGAAATCGCATCAATCGACGCGGGGGTGTTGAGTCCGTAGAATACACCAGCCGCGATTGTGCCTTGGTCCGAGAAAGTGGCCCCCGAGAACTCGAACTCCACCACCATTCCATTGGTAGAGTATTCCTCCGTGAGCCCCGCTGCGATGGGGTAGTACACTGAGGACCTCTGGGGGGTCGGCGCACCCGCGACGTTGTCGCCGAGGGTGCAAGCGCCAAGCCCGCCGAACTGCCGGAACTCCAACATCGGGGTGAAGCCGCCCGACGCTTGGCCGCCAGCATCGGGTGTGATGTTGCCGGTCTCGCGCAGGGAGGCCATGGCCGTCGGGTAGGAATTTCCGGGGTTGCGACACTGGGTCTCGACGCAAGGGTAAATCGCCTGAGCGGCGAGTTTGCCCGCTAGGGGCCACTTGGACGTTGCACGCCACGCTTCTGTGTCCGTCCTTACGACGTCCACGTTGGGGGACGCTGCCGCCTCGATCCGGGCGACGGCTTCGGCATTATGCCGCTTCTTCGTCATACAGCTGTACCCATGCAGCTCCTCGCCGCATTCTGCAGACCCTTGTGGTGCATGAACGGAGCCCCAACGAGAAACACACTTGGCTGCTTCCTTCTGGAGCGCGGCAATCTCTGCCGCGTGCCGGAGCGCCGAAATGGTAAGTGTGTCCTCAGAAGAGTGGTACTCAACATTGGTGGATTCGCGGCCGCGCCTCATGCCTCTGACGAAAGCTTCACCGTCCCAGCCTTCCCCCCCCATAAAGCGCCCGAGGGCGTCCTGTAGCGAGGGGGTGAAATCGGGGTGATGTCGCATAACGAAGCCCACAGCAACGCCATACTCTTCCGCGGCTGCGCCCGTCTTGGGCGCGTGGAACATCATGCGGGTGAGCGTTTTGCCGGGGTTTGTGGGAAAAGGCATGGTGCCCGGGAGTCGCGGGAACCAAGTCGAGCAGAACTCCACCCCCTCGATCCCTCGGAATTGAACTTCCTTGAGACCCTTCATGCGGAAGCCCATCTTGGCGTAGGCATCGGCCGCATTAGAGGAACCCGGCTCCACGTCATCGTCGCCCATCGCGATCGCGAAGAACGCGCTTTTGGGTTGGATGACAATGTACGAGAGCATAAGTCGGATCCACGAGTTGGTGGAGGATGTGCAGTACCAGCCGGAGGGCAGCCACCCCCCTTTCCCCTTGAAGACGAACAGTTTCCCATCGGAGAGATACACAGCCCTCCGGAAGGTCATGCCCGTCCAGCGCCGCATCACGAGGGCGTAGACCCCCTCACTCGGCAAGGGGGATCCGCGATGCCTCGCAAGGCGGATGCGGCGCTCGCAAT